CGTTTAGTCTGCATATGGTATATACTTGGTTTTGCCTTGCTCCTTTATAGCTCTCAAAACCTGTTTCCTCTGCTTTCCTGAGGCTGAATAACTCACATGAACCCAATCAGGATTTTGTTTTGTCCCAAACTCCCAGATCAATTGATCAAAGTCCAATTTATCTTTTATAAATTTAAAGATTTCTGCATTATTAATATCAGTTCCATCCATATCAATGTCAAGTGCCTCCCCAGAACTATGCTGAGATTTCATTGCACCGCCAATAGCAGCATTTAGTGCCTGTGATCTGTAACCACTACTAATACGGATAGGCTGCCTGAAATTGGCTCTAATAGGCTCGAAAACTTTCTCAGCTATGAGTTTTAGATTCTTGGTATGCTCCTCTGTAGGCATATTAGAAATCCCTCTCCTTTTGGCTGATTCGCTCCTCGTTACTTCTACTAAATCCAGATGCTCACTTAGTTTCATCTTTTTTATTTATAGCTTTTTCATATGAAGTAAATCCTAAGGCTGCTGCTGCTAATCCTGCAACTGCCCATACCAATGCATCAGATGGAGTATGCTCTGAATTATGATTCTCATAAAGAGTCCAACACAAAAAACCTGCACAGACTAAACCTACCAATCTTTTACTTGATGCTTCTCCTTTGTCTGATAAAAAACCCTTTGCCCAATCTATTAGTTTTTTCATTGTTCTATTATTGTTGAGTCAATGGAGCTTGAACTATCTGTGCTGATACGTTTTTTACCCCAAAAATTTGTTTTCTCTTTTATGTAAATGGTATCTCTAACAATAACTGTTTTTGTTATTTTAGATAATTCATTTAATTTTTCGTTTTCTTTTTGTAATTCTACAATTTTTTTCTCTGCCTCTTGAAATTTATATACTATTTGCCTCTCTTTTTTAATAATTATTTTTTCAGTAATTGGCAGCATTTTCATCACAGAATCATACAATGGTTTTTCAATGTCTTTATTTACGATAATCTTTTTATTATCGGTATTGCATGACATTAATAATATCATTAATATGTATCTCATTTGATTTTTCCTAATTCTTGCAAAACCAAAAGTTTAGATGCAGCAGCAGATAGAAGGCTGTCCGATCTTTTTAGCTGTGCAGAAAGAATATCAATCTTTGCCTCAAGTTGCTCAATTTTTTGACCTTGTTTTGCTATTTGCTCATTATACTGCATTTTGCCATCTACATACAAATAGCTGATCCCTACAAGGGTAATCAATAAAAAAGCCTTGACAGGTTCTTTAGTAAACTGATCAAAGCTGAAAGTGGGAATTATTGAGTTTTTGGTTTCCATTTTTTCTAAATCATTTATTGTCAATTTCGTTTAATTTTCTTTGTGCCCATTCTATTCCTGCCTGACCGCCCCATGCATCAACAGCTAATCCTCCACATCCTTTAGAATATGGAACATCTTTATATTGCAAATGCCTTGCAAATGATGCCATTCTTGAAATTGTTTCTCTGGAAATGGGCTCTTTGTTAGCTAACATATGAGCTCTGGCTTTGCCTGTTTGAGTCAGGCAAGTTCCCCAACCATTTTTCTCTGCCCATGCTACTGCTCTTTTTGCAGCATTTACTGCAGCCTGTGGGTAATCCGTATAGGACTGAACCATTGCAACTCTGATGGCTGCCCATGCTTTGTGAGCTTTCTCCTCAGTTTCATAAATACATGATCCTGTTCCGATTCTGTATTTTCCGTTGCTGCATTTGATAACAGGCATTTAGAGTAGTTTACTATAAATGCTGTTTCTTTTAGAATTTATCTCTTTAAAGTTGTAATGTTTTGAGCAATAATCAAATAACTCCTGACCTAACCCTATCCTCATCTGCTCATCCCTGAGTAATGAGTTGATATGTTTGTTCCAATCTGACTGCTTATTTACATATAAAACAGGCAAATCTTTGTAAGGATGGACATTTGAAACTATGGCAGGATTCTTTTTGGAAGCAGTTTCCAGAACCTTGAGATTTGATTTCATTCCGTTGAACTTAGATTCAACCAAAGGGATCAGGCTAACATCTGAATCTGCATAGGCTGCCATGTATCTGGTAACATCTGTGTATCTGTAAATGTGAGTATCTAATTTTCTACCTGCAGAGAAATAATAAGCCATGTAATTCCAAATGTCCCCCTCGCTCTCATTATACCCTGCTAATATCATTTTAACATTCTTGCCAATCAATCTTTTGAGAGGCTCTTTTAGAATCTTTAAATCCTTTTCATGTGTTCCGCTACCTGCCCAGAATAACCTGAGTTTATCTGATTCTATTTTATTGTCCAGAAATTGCTCCTCTCCATATGGTAGTGCATTAGGCAAAATTTCTACATTAGGATTATATTGATAGATTGCCTCTGCAAGTCTTTCATGTGTGCAGGTATTTAGGTCTGCGATTTTAATATATTGCAGAATCCTGTCTGTTATGCCATTAGCCTCATATCTCTGGTAAAGTACATGAGATGCATCTAACTGCCAAAAATCATCATTATCAACTACTAATTTGAATCCGTATTTTTTTCGCCAATCTATTATGTCCTGAATATTTATATCAGCCAGAAACCTATTCATTAGGAATATATCCCAACCTTTTGCAACTATCTCCTCACTCAAAGTATCTGTGATCAGGCAATAGTCTTTCTGCATATGTACCAGAGGCAGCATTATCCGATGATAACCTACGCCTGAGAATTTACTCGTTATGGCTAATATTCTCATTTCTTAGGTCTGCCTCTTTTTTTAGGTACATTTTCCTGTACAGGTTCTTGTACAGTTTCTTGTACAATTGGCAAATCCTGAACTACCTCCTGAGGCAAACTCAGATAATACCTGTAGAGTCTTTGGAGCATTTCCATTACGCAACTGCTGCACCATTTAGTCAAAACAAACTGAGGATCAATGTATGATTTATAAATGTGCTCATACATATTAAGGAGATGAATGTCCAGATTTCTTACATATCCATTCTGGACAGTATGGTAGTTGCCAATGTGCTCCTCTAAATAGTCTTTGTGTTCTTGTTTCATATTAAAAGTTTATATAATTTGATCATTGTATTTCTTGCTAATGGAGCTACAACCCCTGCAGTAAACATATAGAATGCAATCTGTGTGAATATATCAGGCAGAAAAAGTAGTAAAAGTGCTACCCATGCAGCCAGACATGAGGAGCAGTTAAATGGCTTAAAATTCAGTTTCCATTTCATATGGAACATATGTATCTCTGTAAAAAACAGAGCAAACATTACAGATGCTATTAATATCATTTCTTAAGTTTTTCAATATACAATATGGCATCCATTAACTCCTCTTGTAAATGGTTTAGCCATTGAGTCAAATTCAGATCATCCCTATCCAGAGTAGTCCCATACTTTTTAATTCCTGCCTCACTCCTGTTATAAAATTTATCTATAACCTCCTGCACTATACTATCCTCTGATTTTCTTTCTGAGCTCATTTTTAGTCTGGTTTAGAGTTCTTATTATACTCATATATGGAATACCTGTCTTTCTACTCAACTCTCTGGCATTTCCGTTAAACTCGAATGCATACAACCTGAGAATCTCTTTCTGATACCAATAAAGTCCCTCCACATGGTTTAATATTCCCTCTGTTATGTCAACCTCTTTTACATCCTCTTTCTCCACCTCAACCCATTCCACAAAGTCCCTGTACTTTCTATAGAACTTTTTATCTGTAGATTGTACCAAGTTCAGCATTATTCTCACTATGTAAAATCTCAATTGTTTTCTATCGTACAGATCAACTAATTTCTGCTGATCCAACTCTGCCAAAATCAAAAAAACCTCACTTTTCAAATCCTCCTGTAATTCCACAGGTTTCATTTTAGAGATAGCCTCATTCACTTCTCTACTGCTCCAGAACTCTGTGAGTATCTCATTACGCAAACTCTCCAAACTCACCAAACTCAATTAAAATGGGTTTGCCTTCATCCTCTGTACAGATGTAAGCCTTACCCCCACAGGTAGCAACATCATGCAACCTACTGACCTGTTCTGGCTTTACTGTATCTCCGATTTTTTTAACTTCAACTGCAACATAAATACCCTTTGAATCATAGCCTTGCAGGTCTGCCCATCCTTTCTCAATTGTTCCCTTTCTCCTCCTTACAGGGATATTGTTAACCCTGTTGAGTCTTACCCCATGTTTTTCCAGATACTGCTTTGCCCATTTTGTAAGGTCTGAGGCTGACAGTTCCTTTGTGGATGTCAGGCTTAAACCTGCAATGTGGGCACTCTTTGCTACCTGTTTTGCCATTGTATTCAGTTACAGTATAAATTCTTAAACAAATCTTACACCTCATAAAGTTACATTAAAGTTTTGAAATATTCAGCAACTGCCATTCTGCGACAATTTAATTCCATCTGCTCATCATCCTCCAGAATCTCTTTCATCTGCTTTTTCTCTTTATGGTCAGCATATCTGAACTTCTCTCTGATAGCATTCTCTGTTCTTTCCAGAGTTCCCTCAAAGTCTGTTATTAATCCTCTGCTGTGCAGAATTTTGAAACATCTTAATCCATTGAAAATATGCTCCCAATCTTTATTTCTTTTGTATATCTCGAATGATGTCTGCAGGATTTCATCATCAGATACCTTTGGAGCTTCTATTTGTTTTGTTTCTGGAATAGGCTCAGGAACATAATTAGCTCTTACCCATCTGGCATAGCTGCCCATCATTCTGGTTAAGTAAAGGACTGAGAAATTCTGGAAAGTTTCCGCAACCTCATCCAATTTGTTTTTAGCACATAACTCGAATGCCAGATCAAACTCTCCTATTGGTAGGTTAGCATAATCTACTTTCATCATTTTTGAGATATAGTTTAGCTCAAACTCTGAAGGCAATCTTTCACCTTTTACCCCTAACAGGATCATTCCTTTAGTGATTATTTTCAATATATCCTGAGAATCCGAATCCATCAGTTTTGGACTGTTCCTCGCTTTTGAGATTAGCTGCGACTCTGTTAAATAAGTCCTCATACATTTGCATTTTAGTTGGTTTGTTAAAGTTAGTTTTAAAATTAGAATTATTTATCCAAACTGACAACATTTTTTGTTTCCAATTTTTTACAGGCTTTCCCTTCGCATCATGCCAATCCGCAACCTCATAGTAATCAAATGCTTTTTTAGCCTGTTCTGTAGTTGATCCTTTTTCCAGAAAAAAATCCTCTACTTGAGAAAGTGTGGGTTTTACCCCCTTATTATACTTATTATTAATATTATTATTAATCTTATTATTCTCTTTTCGGTTTTCCGATATAGGTATATCATTTTTTAAGGGGAGGGTATTATGATTTTCCGATATAGGTATATCAGTTTTTTTATCTATTATGATAGTCAATATCCTCTGCTCAATCTCTTTTTTGTCATTCCTGTAGATAATCCTACCTAAATAACCTTTTGTTTCGAGATCAGAAATAGCCTGACTAACTGTTGTTTTACTGACATCTAACAATTCTGCTAAATATTCATTAGAGGCAAAACAATAACCTTTAAGATTTGATAGGCTCGAAATTAAACCTAATAATAGTTTTTGTGTGGATGATATATCCTTTGAAATTAAAAACTTAGCAGGTATAACTGCTGCCCAATTTAAATCTGTCATAAAATAATAATCCCTGAAGGGATTGGAAATGCAGTTCCGCACCCATCAGGGAAATTGATGTTTTTAATTCGAGGCTGCATCCTCAGAACAAATATACTAAATTAATTGCAATTTAGAATCCAATAAAATTTTAGTCTGACTGTATTTTTCTGCGAAATGCTCATCAATATCAATCAGGTTTTTACAGGTCTTAATACTGTGTAAAATTGTTGTATGATGCCCATTTGAGCCTAACTGTTCCCCTATCTCCTTAAGGGTTAGGTCAGTATATTGTCTGAGCATATAAACCGCACAATGCCTCGCATCAGCCACTCGCTGCCTCCTGCTATGCTCTGTGCAATCCGTATTAAATACCTCGTTAACTGCGTTGATTATTTCCTCAGCAGGTCTGCGTTTATGCCTTGCTATCCTCTCAACTACAGGAAATTGATCCAACAATTTCTCAAGTTTACCGATCATCTCGTAATGATCCTTGATGATAGATTGGATAAAATTTCTCGTAATTGATTTAGTTGATTCTGTCTGTTTCAAAATGGTAGATCGTTTTTAGTTTTTTCGTAAATAGTAAATTGCTCATTTCCAAATTTGTCTTTTTTCTGACTAAGAAAACATACATATTTATCATATGCATCTCCATTCTTAATAGAGAGTTCTAAAAATTCGCCCTTTTTGCCTTGTTTCTTAGTCAAGAAAATACCTTTAGCAAAGTTCGGTTTCGTTGAGTTCTGTTCCATCTGTTATTTGATTTAAAAATTTAGCCTCTTTGGTTGGGTTCTTGTCCCATTTATCTAACATATTTAGCATCTCGAAATATCTGCCTTCGCTATACCAAATGTGGTGATAAATCTTTGCCATAATAAGCATTCTTTCCTGTGGTGGTAGTAGTTGGTAAGAGTTCATAATATCTGAATTTTTGCTTTTTCAAATGAGATTAAAGTTCTGATTGCATCTATCTGATGTACTGCAGCAGAGCAGCACCTTTCAAATCCTGTTTTTAGCCTGTTCCAATCCTTTGCCTTTGCTTTGATCATCATGTTGAATGTAGAGGCTGAGAATTTATCTAATAGCTCCAGATTCACTTTGCATTCAATATCAACAACCTCATCTATTCTATATTGGCATTCAGTCATGTAATTACCTGCTCTGGTCATCAGGATGGATAGATTATTTAATCTCTCAATGAGCTCCTCTGGCTCTTTCGGAAGAGGCTGCTCAAGATATTTAATCATCCTTTGGTAGTGGTCATTGTATTTATCCAACATTCTCTTTGCGTTTTAAAGTTTTCTTAATGTCAGATTGAGAGTAATTCATGCCCATTGCAATCCTGTCTTTATCCTCTATCTGGTTTGCCTGTAGGTTTAGCAGAGCCTTTTGGAAATCCTCGTTCTTTACTAATGCTCCGATCCTAATTGCGAGTTGCTCCTTTTGCCTTTCCTCATAGGTTGTATTCTCTAATAGGGTTAATAAGTACAATCTATTTTCCTCTCCTACTTCATCAATAGGTTCTTTGGTTCTGTTAATGGCTTTCTCTACTTCATCGGCAGATGCTATGCCTGTATCTATTCCGATATTAGCCATAGCACAGGCTCTACCTACTGCAGAGGTTTCTGCGTTCTCTAATGCTGATGTGTGATTTACTTCTCTGTAATTGTCTGATTCGATTTCCTGAGCATGACCTGTGTAGATGTAATCTCTGTCAGCTCCGCTAATTGTGAGTTTGGCTTTTACTACCCACATTCGCCTCTCAGCGAAATACTGATAATCTGTTTCAATGTTGTACTCGTAATTTTCATTGAGCCATTTGATTCTCTCATGTACAGGAACATAGTCCTTGCCTTTGATTTTTACTGTTTGCATAATAATTGGTTTAGAGTTCAAATATATAAACCCTTTGTTAAATGGCAAAATTTATTTTTGAGCCGATTAGCAAATTTATTCGGCTCACCAATGTGCAATATATCGCCCAAATAATATGATTTTTGGTCTATATCTGATACGTTAAGTATCGAAAAGTGCGATTTGCTACACTTTTAAGTACTTAAAAATGTAAATGAAAACATTAATTGGTAGATAAAAAATTCCCCCTGTACTTACAGAGGGAACTTTAACCAACTATTACGAATTGCAAAAATAGCTATTAATCCAGATACAAGTAAGTAAAACCAAAGTTTAAATTTCCTCACTCTTTGCAACTTGGTTTCCACATCGTTTAACTCTTTCTTTAACTTTTCAACCTCTTTTATATGGGCAGCCTCATGGTTCTGGTAATCTCTGTGCAGGGATTCCATCTCTTTTTGATGCCTCATTTTCAAGGCTTCGATTTTAGCAGTATTTTCCTGCGTTTTAATGACCTCTTTTGTTTGGATAATGGTTTTACTTGGTGGACAAATTACAGGCAAAACAGAGTCCTTAAAATGAATCAGAATGGTATCAGGAGCTGCCTGAATAGTATCCACTACTAAAACCTCTTTGATTTCCTCTTTAATAGGGAATTTTTCAGCACAGGTTTCTGCAAGTTTTCTCTCAGAAATACATCCTGTTAAGAATAGGCTAAAGATAAATATTTTTTTCATATTTAATAATTTATCCCAAACCTGCATTAGGATCATTAGGATTATTTATCCATTCAATATAATTATAATTCTTGCCCTCAAATCTGAATATAAACTTTTTGATAAAGTTTATGCTATAGTTCAATATTTTCCTCATCTGGTTTATTAAATGTTATTCCGTTTACCCATCCCTCTAAAAACCAATAGTCCTCTAATCCATCAGGATTGACTATATCAATTACTTTAAATTCAATCTCTTTCTCTGCAAGTTCTTTAATCTCTTTGTTAAGTTTTTTTATGCCATCTTTATTAAACTTAAAAGCTCCTTTATCATCTAATATAAGATTCCCTTTATCATCTACAGAGGCATTATCTAATCTTAAATCCTCAAGGTCTGCCTGATATTTATCTATAGAAGGTTTTAACTTCTCATAGATTTTAAATAGTTTTTTCTGTGTTTTTGTTTTCTGCTCCCCAATATAGGCAGCAAGTAAATTTGCAGTTTGAATTAATTGTTGATTAGTCATAAATTAAAATTTGTGCTAATTTATACATTAAAATGGATTCGGCAAAATTTCTGTTTTCGGAGCTTTCTGCTCGTTTATCATATTCTCTAATGCTCCATCTATAGTCTGCATATTTAATCCTGCCTCAAGCCATTGGATAACCTGCTCCTCAGTAATCTGATCATATGGAGTATAATTGTCAGGATCAGGCTCACCGCAAATAAAGGTAGCTGAATTTGATGCCTTATATTCATCCTCCTCAGCATTACGAATCCATTTTATGTATTTAACTACTTTTTCAAGAGTTCCCTCCATAGGGTAAACCTCAAAAGCATCTGCAGGAAATTCCCATGTATAATTTATCATGCTAATTTACTTTTTAATTCCTCTATTTGTGCTTGTTGTTCTTGTATTGCTTTGATTAGCATTGGAACAAATACAGAATATTTAACTGATTTTGTTTTTTCACCTGTTTTAATTTGTTCTCCATTTTCATCTTTTATTGTATCATCACTTTCTTCAATTAATGCAGGGAATATTTGTTCTAATTCTTGAGCAATAACTCCAATATGTTTTTTATCAGTGCCCTTTAAATTAAAATTTCTAATCTTAACTTTTAATAAATCTTGAAGTTTAGGCGTTGCATCTATTATATTTTCTTTTAATTTAATATCAGAATATGCACCATAACTATTATTTACATTCGCAACATTACCATTTCCATAAACAACCATTTTTACTCCGACAGCATCAGTATCACAAAATATATAATAACTTGATGTATTATCAGTATTTGATCCACCTAATTGCATAATTAAAGTACGGTCACCACTCGCATTATTTTGATTATGCAATAATGTATTTCCTACTGTTGACCCTACAACCTGCAATCTCCGAGTAGCTCCTGTTGTGCCAATAGATACGTTTCCTGCATTAGAAATTGAAAATCTCCTTTGCCAATTCGCACTACTATCTTTTATATATGTTTCATAAGTACCAGCAGTTGTCAGGTTAAATCCAAATCCAAGTGTATCTGCCTGATTAGCAAATTGAATCTGTAATCCACTTCCATAAGTATCACTTAAATCCTTTGATACTACATACATTTTAGCTTTCTGTCCTGTACCACTCGCATCTATTTTAAATGAAGTACCTGCTATTATACCTTCGCCTGTGTTTCCTGCTGATGGGGAATTGGTAGTTATATTTCCTCCAAAAATAGATGAACCATTTCCTTGTATTTGTAATGCAGATAAATTTGTGCCAGTTCTAAAATCTGCAATTACATAAGATGAAGTTGTACCTCCTGTTTGTGCCCAAAGTGCAGCAGTTGTTGCTCCTTGTTGAATCTCTAATTTACCATTTGTTGGCGTAACAGTCCCGATTCCGACATTGCCGCCAGATTGTTGTAAAATCAAATTCACAGAAGCTCCTCCACCATCATAAGCATCTAATATCATTCTTCTTACACTTGCAGTAGGATGCCTTGTTCCTTGTATTTGTAAATACGCAGCTCCACTTTGTCCTTTGGATGCATAAAATCTTGATAATGTTACTGTAGATGCATCTCCAGTTTGTCCATCAATCGTAAATAAATAATCTGGCGTATCAGTCCCGATTCCAACCTTGCCGTCTTTATTAATCATCATACTATTAGAAACGCTTGTTCCATTAATAGAACGCTGAAAATAAATTTCAGGAACATTATTACCTGAAGCATCAACAGATATAAAATTTGATGCACCTCCTACATGATTAATTATTGTATATTGTGTTGGAATTCCACTTCTATTTATCCTCAAGCCATCACCAAAAGTGCTTCCAGTTCCACTTAACACTGCATTAATCGCCGTCACACTCGAACTAAACGTAGCACTCGTTCCTGTTAATGCTCCATAAAATCTGATAGCTTTATCATTCCTAAACCATGCAATAGATTGCCCTAAACTATCAGTAACATCCATTGCATAATTAGATGCAGTTTGATCAGAACCTTTAACCCATAATCTAACATTTACTGCAGGTATATTATCTCCAATTACTGTGCTACCATTCTTTGCAATGCTAAATCTATCAACCCAAGTTTGAGAAACCGTTGATGCTGAACTTTGAAATCTTGCAAGATAAAGAGTTGTGTCTGCATCTGTTGATCTAACAAGTAAACCCTGTGAGCTATCCTCAACATTTGTTACAGATAATCCGTAACCTGCTGCCACACTTGAAAAAGTAGCTGCTCCTGTATTTCCTATTGTTAATCTTGTAGCAAATGTACCTGCATTATTAGTTCCGAAAAATAATTGACCGCTATTTGAAGCAATTTGATCATATTGAATTTGAGCATTTAAATTTGCATTAGTATCATTATAAAAATTAATACTTCTGGTAGTTGATCCATTTAAAGTTATATTTCCATTAAATGTAGCATTAGTTGCATTTACTGATCCTGTTTGAAAACTATTCCCATCTTTATCTAATCTCCATTGTACTGATCCACCTCTTGCACCAATGACAAATTGTCTAATTTCAGCACTTCCAGAATCAGTTAATCTACCCCTTTCAATAAAAATACCATTGGCATTATCACCAGATGTATTATTCTGATTTGCATAAATTACTGATCTATCAAATGTACCTGTATTTGAATTACTTATAAAACTAAATGGATCTGTGCTAACAAATGTAACACCAGCATTAAAAGTTTTTGCTCCTGCAAATGTCTGTGATCCTGTTGTTACCAAACCTCTATTTGCTGCAGATGCTGATGGAATATTAAATGTATGAACTCCAGATGCTGAACTTATATTAAAATCAGTTCCTGTTGTTCCTGTTGCAAAAGTTTGTACAGAATCAGTTAATCCATTTAAAGATGTAATTGCTGCACTAATGTAAGTAGGAGTCCAATATTCAAGAGCAGTAGCTCCAGAGTTTACTCTGAGCAATTGACCTGCAGTTCCTAATGCAGTTAAACCTGTTCCACCTTTAGCTATTGTTATTGTTGATCCACCCCATGCTCCAGATGTAATTGTTCCGTTAATATAAACATCTCCAAAAACACCTAATGCTCTTTGAGTTACCCCTGTAAAAGATAAGTTATTAAAAGTTGGACTAATCCTAACTCCGTAAATAATATCATTATTAGCTGCAGCATTTACAGTTGAGGTTAAATTCATTGCTATTCCACCTGCAGAGATTGTATTATTGATAAAAAATACACCTGTAGGAGAGAATGTGAATTGATTGCTTGACTGCAAAGCAGATGCACTATTGCCATAAATAATCTCATTTGATCCAAATGAACTTGCTCCTGTTCCACCTCTGGAAACTGCCAAAGTTCCTGTCCAACCAAGAGTTAAACTCGCTGCCCTAAGTAATGCAGTTGCAGGAGTTCCTCCTAATGTTAATGTTACGTTAGTATCATCTGATTTTGTCAGAGCTGCACCTGTAATGTCTGATCCTGTAATTGTTGCCCATGTAGGAGATGCAGATTCTGTTCCTGTTCCTGTCTGGCTGAGATATTGTTTAGTAGTTGTTATGTTTCCTGCAAGTCTATTTGCATTCCCAGATGTACCCCCAAAGATTATATCTCCCAGAGTAGTCATTGGACTCGTTAACTTATTATTGAAAGTTGTCCAATCTGTTGATGTCAAATATCCGTTAACTGATCCTGTTGCTGCAGGGATAGAAACTGTGTTAGTTGATCTGCTCAAAGGAGCTGAAAATGTCAAAGGCTGCTCTGGAGTGTAACCCAAAACAGTTGCTATAGATTTATTTTTCCATAGGCTTGTTGAGCTCTCATAAAAAAGCCCCTGATTATTTGCTACACTTGAAATAGCAACATCATGGATTTCATCAAGTTCATATCCGTTTTGAATCTTAACCTCAATGACACCATTAACTGCATTTTGTGTTGTAACGATACCAACATAAACCAAGTGAGTAGGAGCAAGAGTTTTAGTGCTTGTAAATGCTCCTGCAGTAGTTCCTGACAAATATAATTGAGTTCCTGCAGGATATGCTGATGTATCAATTCCTGTGATCTGTCCGACAATAACTACAACACCATTAGAGTTATTTGAGATATTATCCTGAACCAAACCAAGAGTCTGAGCTGATGTATTATCTGCATCTGCCTGAGCTTTTGCAATAGTGGGATAACCTGCAGTAGCTCCATTGATGTAAACTACTGTCCCTTTATTTATTGTAGCTCCTGAGTTATTTCTAACCTGTAGAACTAATTTATCAGATGAAACAAATGTAGGAAACTGAGTATTTACCCAAGATGATCCGTTGTATCTTAGATAGTCATTTGTCGCTGCAGATGTAATTGCCACATCCCCAAGCTGATCAATATTATAATCCCCCTCCTGAGCTACT